TAGAGATGCTAGACACGGGCCAGGGGTCGTTAACGGCCAGAAGAGCAGTAAGGGTGAGGTCACTGCGTATTATAAATTCGCAAACCTGCCTTATACCTGTACAGCTGACTGTTATGACATGGCTAAGAGGGCCATTGACTCCGATCCACGGTGGATCGGTGCTCTAAATTCTTGGTATAGGCGTAAACACAACCTGTCCAAGATGGTTCCTCTTAACCTCAACCAGTTCTGGAATGAGGTTTTAAAAGTCGTGCCAGGATCCCGTATCACTACGGTTCCGAAAAGTTACAAAACCGATCGTACGATCGCCATTGAACCCACGATGAATGTTTTTCTTCAACTGGGTGTCGACGGTATTATCCGTCGACGTTTGCGATCTCGCTGGAATTATGACTTAGATGACCAAAAGCTGAATCAAGATTTAGCTCGTGTAGGATCCGAAAATGGATCTTTTGCGACGCTGGATCTTTCAGCTGCATCGGATACAATTTCGATGCAGGTCATCTGTGACCTTATTCCTACCGATTGGTTCCATTACTTGTATTCTCTTCGTTGTCACGAAGGAACATACGATGGAGAGCTTGTTAATTTTCAAAAGTTCTCATCTATGGGTAATGGGTACACATTTGCTATTGAATCGTTAATCTTTGGTTCAATAGTGCGGTGGTGTTACAAAAAGGTCTTTGGGTATTATCCCAAAAAGGGCCTTACCGCTGTGTATGGTGACGACTTAGTCGTCCCTACGGAATGTGCTAGTCTGGTGATCCAGATACTAGAACTTTTCGGTTTTAGTGTGAATGAGGATAAGAGCTTTGTCCAAGGTGGTTTCCGTGAGTCATGTGGGAAGGACTATTTCTATTCAGTTTTAGTCCGACCCGTATTTCTCAAGAGAGAATTAAATAATGTGCAAAGTTTGTACTATTTGCACAACTCTCTCTGGGATTACCAAGGTTCTAGGCAATTTCCTCATTTGGTGGATTTTTCGCGGACTCTGCGGTATTTGCGGCAGAGGATTCCAGTTAGGTTCCGGAGTATTTCCGGCCCTCCTTCTGAAATAAGGGATTGTTATCTCTTCGATCAGAAAGCTGTTCCGGTCTCCGTTGATAAAGGAGCTCGGATTAAACAGTACTGGACGCTGACAGTTAAGCCTGAAATGAAATGGAAGTGGAAATATTCAAACTTCTTTTTCATTAAGTTGATGGCTAGGCTGTTACCCGTAAGGGAAAATCCATTTTCTAAACACACGAGTGTTGGCGGTAATTGTTTCATCATTACTCGCCGTGGCCACATAAAGTGGTCAAAGAGTTTGAGGACCATGTACTACTAGT